CTTATCATGCTGGAATTGTGAATCAGAATTTCAAAATTGAATTCCGTAAGCATGAGCTAGTCGGCGAAAATAAGATTAAAGAACCCAAGACAAGAACAGTTGGAATGGGAAATTTCATTCAACAAATCGGCTATATGACAATCTTTAAGGATTTTCATACAATGACAAAGAACGTCTGGAACGAAGGAGGAACATGCCCATTTGCCATGGGTGTTGATCCTGAAAGACACTGGAATGCTATAGCTTGCCATCTTCGATACACTGACTATGTCATAGATTTTGATGTAAAAGCCTGGGAAGAGAAAATGAACCAGACTTTGATGAATATCTGTACTAAAGTCAGATTGGACATCTTGAAAAGATCGATGTTGAACCAAGGTTTACCTTGGAGCGAGCTAATAGAAAGAGAAGCATACGCATCAATCATAGATTACATCCACACAGATGTAGTTTTTGAAGATATTGTATACGTCAAAACCAGTGGATTATTGTCTGGACATCCAGCTACGTTCATGGAGAATTCAGAGGCGCATGAGATCATTTTTGGTCTAGCTTGCTATAAGATCTTGAAAGAATGCGCGCCTCATAAAGCTACCATTCCATATATTATGGAACATTGTCGCAGTGTCAAAGCTGCTGATGACATAATCATCGCAATTTCACCTGATGCGAGAAATTATGTTACTGCCGAAAGATTGGTAGCTCAATATAAGAGCATTGGCTATGAAGTCACTGCTCCAGACAAAACACCTATTGTGACAGCAAAGACGATAGATGAAGTGCAGTTCCTCAAAAATGGTTTCATCAGAAGAAATGGAATCTATGAAGTGTACCCAAATGAATCACAAGTTCATCAATTACTAAACTGGGTGCGCACAAAAACAGCACTAACAAATGAGGAACAACTCCGAGTAAACTTCGGTACGGCTATGCGATTTGCCTACTGGAGAGGAGAGGACTATTATGAAGAAATTCGTCAACAAGTCAACGCTTTATGCGCACGCACCAGAACAAACTTTTCATGGTGCACAACATATGACGAAATGACAGCAATTGTCCGCAGAGAAAACGAAGATACGCAAAATGCGTTTTACTCTCTTAGAAATAGCGAGAGAACTGATTCCGTTTTCACAACCCCCGATGATGACATTTATTATTAAGTTTATTTTTTCTTAGAAAAGGAACTCTGGTGTTGGTTCGAACCCAATGTTTATACCTTGCAAGTTCTGAATATCATAAATTCATCAAAAATAAAATATCCAAGTTTTTTACAAGCATTATTGATGTTTCCTTGGCCTAAATATTTTACAAATCGCTTTCACCTACACACCATTATTTAGGGATGGATTGTGGCTAATAAATTGTTTTTTACATTTCAATAATATACTTTTTAGTTTTGAGTTTTGAAAAATTTTGTTCTAAATTGATTTTATATATTTGATTTTCATTTTTATAAAGTAAAAGTTTCTTCCTATTTTAGATCTTTTCCGATTCTTCATTAGTTTATATTAATAAAGAATCTCGAAAAGATCTAATAGTTTTTATATTTTGTTTTGTTTAAAACTTATTTATTTTATTTATTAGTTTTAAGTTAAAAAAAAAAAA